AAAAAAAACAAACGAAAAAATGAAGATAGAGAGCAAGAAAGGAACTGAAAACACAATCCAAAAACGAAAATCAAAAGTCGTAGGCGGGTAGTATTTTTTTTTGTGGGCAGATTGGTGGATGAGGTGGCGTTACTTGTCAATTATACACACATATCCTATTAAATTAAGGAATGGGTGTGGGGGGATAATTAGAAAGGGGTACTTGTTATAGGGGGGTAAATAAAGAAGCCACTACTTTGTTTAGAAGTAATGGCTTTTAGGAGTGTGAGACTAAGGGTGTTTAGTCAAGGATAGTCCAGTCCTCGGCTAAGGTGTCTGTAGAAGATGGAGACCAACCGCTAATTTCGTTGTCGATGTTTACTAAGGCTAATTGATTAGAGTAGCGAATTGATACTGCCTTGCTGTTTATGTTAGGCATCATAGTACCATTTTTTGTTTCTGCGTCAATTCTTTGCTTAAACACATCTTTTACTGATTGAGGTAGTGATTGCATTTGAGGAACGATAGGAATTTGAATAGATGCAGGTACTTGCATAAATACAAATAATCCTTTTCCGTTCCATCCTTTACGCTGGACTCTTTCGCCATTTTTTAAGGCTTCGATAGCTTTTCCAAAACTTAGTCCGTCTTTTTTTGGAAATAAGTTATGTACTGAGACATAGATACTTTCTTCTAAAACTCTTTCAGGAAATTCATCTGCATCATTTAGTAGCATTTCAATCGTTTCGTCATTGATAGGTGTTCCTTCTGCCTTAAATCTTTTCTTTACGTTTTCGTAAACTTTTTGCTCGTCAAAAGAAAGTGTAATCACTCTCTCGGTTGTTGTTGTTTCACTCATTGTTTTATATGGGTTCATTAAGCCGCCCAAGGCTGTTAGTTAAATTTTACTTGTGTATCAATAAGACCGCTTTCTATTAATTTTTCAAGACTTATAGACCTATCTTTTGATGTAATAGATGTAATCTTAAACTTTTTAGAGTTTGTTCTTTTGTTTAATTTCCCTTGAAGAAGATAAGAATCGTACCCATAAGAAAAGGTAGTTATGTCTGTCCATCTACTCCATCCTAAAAAAGAAAACAGAAAGTTAGTAATCCACGTTTTAAATTCTTTTTTCATAATATTATTTTTTACCAATTATTTCTTCAATTTGTTCTATGCTAAGAGGAGAGTAGAAAGTATATCCATTGCAGTAGATTATTGTTTCGTTAGGGTTATCAGAATCTTTTGTTATGGCGTTTATGTTGTAGAATGTTACTTCTTTTATTTGGAAGTCATTGTCTTTAATTTTATCGTCTAATCCAAGCTGTTTAAGATTGAATGTTTCGTCTGTGTGGAAGTAGATAGGTATTTTTATCATAGATTTTAGTTTAAATACAACCTCCCATAGGGATATGATTGGTTATTGTAGATTTAGTAGGTTCTGTTGGTAGTTCGGAGTAGGTAGAGTTGTAGTATTCTTTTGCTGTTCCAAAGTGTCCATTGTCAGACTTCATTCCATATTGCCAAGCATCCATTATTTGTTTCTTTTCTAATTCAAGTGCTTTTTTAAACTCTAAGCGACTTTCTTCGGTAAGGTGATAGTTTTCTTCCATATAGTCTATCAAAGTTTGTACTGCGGTTTTGTTTTTCATAGTTTTAGATTTTTTGAGTAAGTTGTTTTATTGCTTTTTTATACTTTCTAATTTGTGTAGAATGTTGTTTGTAGATAACTGAATTTATAATACATTCTTTCCTTGATTTTTCTAATGTATCAAGGCATTCACTTAACAATGTTAATGGTTCAGGATAAATATGAATTATTGCCATAGTTTTATTTTTTAATTGATATTCCTTTGTGAGTTTTTAGTTCGTTGTCAATTATTTTTAGGGTGTCTTTTATTAGTTCATCAACGAGCCAATTATGTTCTTTCATATTCATATTGTGCCAGCCATAATCTTCTACAAGCTTTTTCTTTATTTTAGTTACCGTGATTTTCATAGTTAGATAATTCTTTCTAAGGATATGTTTTTGCAGACTGTTATTTCGCGATTGTTAAGAGTCCAGATTTCTCCGTTGTCCATAGCACAGGTAAATAGTAGGTCGTGTTCTTGTGAGTAGTCAATTATTAGGAACGCATAGCCTTCCATTTTGTCTGATATTCTTTTTATGGGGAGCATAGGGTTTAGTTGGAGCATCATATTTTGACAAGTTATAGGTTTAATATTTAATTTACTTTACATATTGTAAGCTATTGTTAATATTGAGGCTTGCATTTAGCTTGTTCTTCTTTAGAAAGCCTATTATACATAAGAATAGATATTATTACTCTATCTTTATCAATGTAATAGCTTGGAGAGCCTAAAAGAAAAAAGTATTTAGGGTCTATTGTATTACTTGATATTAGGCTGTTTATTCTTTGGGTTGGAGATAGCATAGGATTAAATAAATTTTTCTACGTTATGAGTGTCTAACCCTGTGTATGTATGAATAAGTTTTCTTAATTCTTCTCCACATTTTTGTGCCATTTTTAATCTATCTTCAATTAACATATCATCAAAGTCTTGATTGTCATACATTTTATCCATTAAAGCAGATTGAAAAATTATTATAGTGTTCATAAAATCTCGGTGAGAATAGTTTGGCTTGTTCTCGCTACCGATAGCTTCTGCATTTTGACTTAATAAGTCATTTGCTATTATTTCTAATTCTTTTGCGTATGTTCTCATAGGAATTTCTAATTTTTGGCACTTAATTGATTTTACTGCCGATTTATAGGTTACATATTTTCATCAAGAAGTTTATTGATTTCGAGCCAAGTTTCTTTTGACTTGAAGTAAATATCCATTTCAGAAGCATTTGCTTTTTCCCTTGAAAAATAAAGGGTACAGCCATATAAATTTACATCATCTTTAAAAAAGTAGCAACCGACATAGTCTAATTGATTAAAAGAAAAGAATAAACTTCCATCTACATAGACTTTTATTCTTCCATTGTATGTTTTAAAATCGTATTTGTGCTTTGGGGCGGATTGGTTCTTTTCCATAGCCTTATTTTTTAGGAAACTCTACTCCAAGTAGATTATTAACAAGCACTATTTCTGTTCCAGTCCATTCAGTAATACCTTTTAGCTTGTTATAAATGGCAGTAGTTGTTAGACCTGTTTCTAAGCATAAATCCATCTTCCCAAGTCCTTTCTTCTCTAAAGAAGATAATACGGACTTAGAATATTCAGAAGCTAATCTTTCTCTTAGCTTTAGGTGGTTGTTTTTTATTTCTTTTAAGTGGCTCATTTTATTGTTTGTTTAAGTTTTTTACCACACTATTTTAATTCCTAATTCTTTTTGAATAAGAGCAAGTTCTTCGTAGTTCCAAGATGTTCTTCCATTTAACTTGTTTCTTACTGACATAGTAGTTTTAAGTATAGTGCTTGCTATATCTACTAATGATAAATTATTTGTAAGCATTGCCTTTTTTATCCTTTCGTTTAAATCGGACTTTAGGCTTTCTTCTTTTTTCTTAATTTCTTTTATTCCCATTGTTTTAGTTTTGTTTCTGCAAATGTAAGTCAAATATAATTATTTTGCAAATTTATTTTTAAAAAGCATCATCATCTATATCAAGCCAATCTTCTTTCTTTTCAATTACAGGTGGAACAAAGTTGTCTTTTTTCAGCATTGGTGTAGTAAATGCTCCATTGGGTTTTATTGGATTAGGTTTATTTTCAAAAGCAGATATTTGTTTAACATCTTTTAATATCCAATTGGTATCATCAGGATTAAACATATAATATCTTCCATTGGCAAAATTCCAATTTAGTGAACAAAACGTTCCTGCTTGCCCCCAATGTTTAAACTTTACTTTTTGGAAATATATTTCGGTAGCCTTATTTTCAAAATTTCTATAAACAGTAAATCCGTTGTGAGTTTTATTAAAAAAGTTTGCAGAGCCATTTATAGAATATAGGTTTGGTACTTCAAATAGTCCAGTCTGTTTATTCTTTTGAATTTTAGTGGGGTGAGCCACAAGAAAACAATGTACGTTGTTTCTTTCACAGAAAGTTGATAGAATATCTAATTGCTTGCTTACATAATGAGTGGAATCTTCGTTGTGTTCAAGTTTATTCCAAGCATCAATTACAAAAGCATTAACTCCGTACTTACGAATTAAACTTTTTACCATTCTTAAAATATCTTCAAGTTTAAAGTCTGTTTCGGGCTTAATAAAGTAAAAATTTTTAGAGAAGTAATCTTTAGCCAAGTCAAGTTCCATTTTTGACATTCGATATGTGCCATCAAAAGGCTTTCCTATTAGCTTTTCTGCAAACTTGCTAAAATGTAGTTGTAAAGGATAATTTTCGGGGCTATATAAACCAAACTTCCAACCTGCACGAATATTTAATGAAGCACAAAGAAAATCTAATACCTCGGACTTTCCGTGGTTTGGTATTCCTGTAATAGTAGTTATGTAGCCTAAATGGAATCTAAGATTTTCGTCAAAATTTTCTAATCCTATTGTTTCTCCTTTAGGTAATCCGTTATTGTAGTAATCGTCAATATCTCCATTAATATCTGTACTGGTAAAAACACCTACCAAGGGATAATCTGTTTTGGCTGTAAGACTTTCTAATATACCATCCATTCCGTACTTAACCAAACATTCATTGGCATCTTTGCAATCCTTGAATGATACCTTGGCACAATTCTCTACCCCTAATCTTCTTGCAAATTCATCTCTTAAACTATTTCCTGCTTGGTCGTTATCCAAGGCAAGTATAAATTTTGTATCTTCTTTAAACCAATCAATACAATTATCAAGGTAGGTTAAATTATTTCTACCTATTGTTGCTCCATTGGGTACGCTAATTACATTTTCAATCCCTGCTTCCATTAGTGCAAGGCAATCCATTTCTCCTTCCACAATAATTACTTCCTTGGCATCTCTAACTGCATCTAAGTTGTAAAATATTAGTTCAGCATCTTTTGAAAGTTTAAAATTCTTTTTCCCATCACGATACTTGATGTTCACTAATTCGTTATCTCTAAAATAATTAAACTGAATTGTATTGATATTTCCGTTAATTTGTGGCATCCATTCAATCCCTTCTGTAATCTTTGCCTTTAAAAGCGTTTTTTGGCTTATTTTTCTGCCCTCAAACCACTTAACTAATTTTTCTGATAGTGTAGTGTCATTTTTCCACAAAGGTCGCTTATATTCAATTTTTTTATAGTTATTATCCATTTTGTCTAATTTTTTGTAAAAAGCCCTGCCGCAATGTGAACAACTACCTACTTCTTTTGCTGTGTTGTAGCTAAAACATTTGTCTTTTGACTTCTTTCTTTCGTGTGAACAAGCTGGGCATACTTGTTTATTTTCACCTCCCTTGGAAATGTCAATTAAATATTCTTTTTTATCTGCTTTGTCAATTATTGTTATATTCATCAGTACACATTTTTTTGAACGTAAGGCTGTTTTATTGTTTTTGCTTTATCTTTATCCAACCAAGTTTTAGCTGTTAGGTACAAACTTTTGTAGTTTGTATTTTTTTTGTAATTTTCAACTGACTCCAACACGTTGTCAATTTGCAATTGAGTATAACCCATTTCTTTTAACTTTCCTACTTCTTCAATTGAAATTGATAGGTGGGCAAATTGTTTATAACAACCAACAATTTCCTTTGGTGGTAACTTGGGTTTTTTATCCTGCTCTATCCAAAGTTTTAACTTTTTATTAAGTAGGTCAACATTACTATTTATTAGTTTAATAGTTTCATTGTTTATTAGTTTAGTTATACTCAACTTGCTTTGGTCGTTGCTTTCAATCTGCTTTGGTATGTGCGATGAACTTGCTTTGGTATTTTTTACCAAGGCAACTTTATTACTTGTGTGTTGATTTTTAGACTTTTCTACTAATTTAATAAAGCCAAATTCAATTAAATCGTTTAATGTATTTGAGTAGGTTTTGTAGCTTGAAATATTTAAAACTCCCATAGTAAAATCGGTAGGCAATCCAATTGTTTCAACCCAATTTCTTTTATTAAACATTTCTACAATATAAAGATATAATGCAGTATGCTTACATTCTACTTTGTCTGAATTTTCTGACATAAAACTAAACCACCAAGAGGTTAATTCATATCCATTATAAGGGAGTTTCATAAATTAAATAATTATTTCAATTCATTTGCTTTTTTCAATAAATCATTGGCAAAGTCAATTGCACTTTCCTTAGAAAGACAAATTTTATTAATTGTCTTGTTTGTTATGTCTTCTGTTTCAAGTATAATAAAATTGTCGTTGGTTTTATATGACTTAATAAGGAACATATTGTCTTCACAATAATACTGTTTAAAAAATTTTGGCTTTTTTATATCAACTGCCTTGTAATAATTATCGCCTTTGTCGTAGCGATTTTGTTCTAATGAGCAATCAAATCCAAGTTCTTTTTTTAATTCTATAATTTCTTTTAATACAGAATAAACTTGTTTCCCAATTTTTAAATCTTCTTTAGCTGTGGCTGCATCGTGCCAAAAGCCATCTAATTCTGTTAACCATAATTCTTTTTGAACTAATAGTTCTTCTTTTGTAATTTCTATCATAACGTTTTAAAAGCAAAAACCCCAATAAACTTGTCGGAGGAGTTTATCAGGGTTTGCTTATATCGGCGTTGCCACCTTTATTTCTATTTAGTTGTCTCCGACACAACTATTAATTATTAATTTCAGAACGATGTTGCAAATATACAAAAACATTTTTGAATAAAACAAAAAAAATATTTTTTAGTAAAAAGCGAACTACAATTGTACGTATTATTTTTT